CCGGCACCCTGCGAGGGTAGACCGGACGGCATCCCCGGCACGGGCGGCGGCGCAGACGAGCTCTTGCGCCGGATCATGTCCGGCTCCGTCTGATATTTGGCGACAAGCTTGAGGAGGCAGTGGAAGAATCGCTTCATTCCACCCTCAGCAAGAAGCCTTCCGATCATCTCGATCCGGCTGTAGGCGGCGTTATGAGCGAGCTGCGCCGCGGTAGCCGTCTGGTTCTGCAGCGCATCCGGGTCGAGCTGCATCGTCTGTCGCGACACGCCGGTGCGCTTCTCGATCACCGCATCGAGCACTTCCAGGGCGCCAAAACTCTCCTTGGCGACGAACGGGATAGTCAGTGGCTGGATGACCGCCGCCGGCGGGCCCTTGGTGTTGACCACCCCTCCCAGCGTCGGGTTGATGAGCTCCTGCGGGTTGCGAACCAGGCTGAGGTCAGCCGCCCGCTGCGGGTAGTTCTGCAGATAAAGATTATCAAGGCTCTGCCGCCACAGGACCGTTTTGATCCGCTGAATGTCCTGCAGAAGATCGTGTATCGACCGCCCCTGCCACTTGTGGGGAACTCGGCCTGTCCTGAAGTCGCTGAAGGGGAGCTCGTCATCCCATTCCTCATTGGCCAGTAGCACCCGCGACCCGGACGAGCCAGCCCGGATCACCCGTCGCCACTCGGCAATACCGTCGCCGTCATAGTCGCAGTGAACATAGCACTCGTAACCCTCGATCAGATCCTGACTGCGGTCGCCGGCATCCGACCGCCAATTGGCGATGTCAGCCCGCCTGGCATCTGCTTCAGGCGTCGAGGTGTTGTCGTATGACGGCAGGTCGTCGACGAGATCGCGGTCGTAGCCCTCCTTGACGAGATCTGAGCGCGTCTTGGTCGTCCAGCGATGAGCGATGAACCGGAGGCCCTTGCCCTGACCCCAATCGATCGCCTCGCGGTTGATCAGGATCTCCTCGGGCGGCACCGCCATGATGCACAGGCGGCCTTTTGTCCGGCTCCGGGTGATCTTCACGTCGTGGAGGCCGGTGTCCTCGTAAGGCGTGTGCTCGGCGACCTCGACATCGTCGGGCTCCACCAGCTGCGTGTATTCGTCCTCGCCGAGCCCATAATGCGTCTCGGATTCGCTGTCGTCGTAGTCTTCCCACCAATGCTTGACGTAGCCGTTGCGAGTCAGCAAAGCATCGTGGAAAGCATCGTGAAGGACGTTGAAGCCGTCGCATTCGCACAGAAACTTGTAGTTGACGTAATCGGTGGCGTCCTTGGCTGAATCCAGATCACCCGGCTGCGTCGGCTGGTAAATCACGACCTGGTCGGTCGCCAAGAACAGCCTGAGCAGCCCCGGCATGATCCAGTCGATAGTGTCGCGGACGTCGAACGAGACCACCGACGACCGACCCGTCTCGGACGGCGTGTCGTTCATCTCGCCGTCCTCGTACTGGATGGCGCGCTCGCGGCTGTCGGAGATATCGGTGGACTCGAAATCCAGGGCCGCCTCGATCTCGCCGTCGACCAGCGTCCCGAGGTCCAGGTCAGTCAGGCCCTCGGTGCGACGGCGGGCGGCGTCAGGCATCGGCGGTCATCTTAAGAAGATCATAAACAAGCCGATCAATCTGATCTCTCACCTCACGCACGCGAGCGCCATGCACGGTCGACCAGTTCAATTCCTTTATTTTCCTCAGCCCATCCTCAAGCGCCACAAGGCGGCGGGCGGCGTCAGGCATGAAGCCGCCCGGTCATTGCTTGCGGCAGGCTAAACCGGCTCGCCGTCCTGGCTGTATTGCGTCCCGTCCGCGGTGAGCGCCTGATCGATATCGTAATCGGTCTTGTTGGGCTTGCCAGGATTGGCAGCCTTCCAGGCATCGCGGGCCTTCTGCTTGGCCTTGTCCGAAAGCTGGGCGAAGCCAACGGCGCCGCCGCCATACTTCTGTGACCTGTCCTGCGTCTTGTCCGACATGGGTCGTTTTCCTCATAGTTCGACGGACCGCCACTGCGGCCGTCGACGAGATCAACGCGTTCGAAGCTGAAACGTAGCGTGACGGGCACCATCATTCAGCTGCCTCAAGAAAGTTCAGCTGTTCGGCCCTTGAAGCTAAAGGCTCCACGAACAAATCAGGCTGGAGACGAGCTTTCTCGATCCGGCGACAGGCGATATCGAAATACAATTCATCGCGCTCAATGCCGATAAACTGACGCCCTAACTTGATACAGGCGACCCCGGTGGTGCCACTGCCCATGAACGGGTCGAGAATAGTTACCGCGTTCGGCACATGCTGCAGCGACCACACCATGACCTCAACGGGCTTCTGCGTCGGGTGGACCGCACCCTCAAGCAAAAGCGCAACCCTATTCATCTCGAAGATGCGCAAAGCGCCATCGAAGCACGTCCACGCCAGCTCGCCGTCCGATTGATTGATACGCTGTCCTTTGTCCCACACTAGCCATTTGCCGGTAGGCGGGAGCATGTCGGCAAAGTAGTTGCCGCCCCAAATGATATGGTTCGACGCTGCGGCAAGCATCAGGCGGAATGTCTCTGCATCAGGCCGGCTTTTGTCCCATCCGCGGAACTCATAAGCCTTCCGACCTCCATGACCGCCGCTGCTACAATCTTGGCCGTCCTTGCCGATCCCATAGGGAGGATCGGTCACTACCGCGTCGACCTTAGCCAAAGTCGGCAGCACGTCTCTGCAATCAGCTAGATAAAGAATCGCGTCGCCGATCACTTCGCGACGAAAAGTCATTTCGGCAAGATCACCATGGGCGCCCGGATCGCCGGCCGCGCCCGCACATCACGTCGCATCAGATTGTCCAGCCTCCGATTGGTGTCGAGGATGCCCTGCTGCAGCAGCCGGTCGCGCTCGATGGCGTCGGCCTCGATCAGGCCCGCGGCATCCGGCAGGGTCGTCGACTGGTCGATCACCACCGTGTTGCAGCCGGCCAACGCGAGCACCGCGCTAATCACGCAGCAACGCATTTGGCCCGCCGCCCATCGCGTCAAGCTGCACCGCGGGCACCATCCCCTCGGCCGCCTGCCGCCGTTCCTTGGGTGAACACGGCAGGTAAAATCCCCGCCGCACTCCTATTTCCCGCTTGATCAGCACGCCAAGCAGCCAGCAGCCAAAGCTGTCGTCAGCAGGCACGATCCAGACCTCGCCGTCGCCGTCGTCCTGCTGCGGCAGCATCTCGGGCGGATAGGTGATCCCCGTCATTCGGCGGCCTCAAGGAACGTCAGCTGCTCAGCCTTGGGAGCCGGCGGCGCGATGAACAGGTCGGGCTGGGCATATGCCTTCTCGATACGGCGGCAGGCGACGTTGAAGTAGGCTTCGTCGAGCTCGATGCCTATGAAGCGCCGGCCGAGCTTGGCGCAGGCAACGCCGGTGGTGCCCGAGCCCATGAACGGGTCGAGAACCAACGAGCCGACTTCTGTGAAATCGCCAATAATCTCCGACAGGAGGGATACAGGCTTCTCTGTAGGGTGAACGCCGTGGCGACCAGGCTGATTTGTGTTGTGGATGTAAACGCCGCGTTTTCCGCCGGCATTCCATTTGCTATAGCCGGCCCCACACCACCCGCTGGCGATGCATTCATATCCTTGCGCCGGACCCTGACCGTTGAATTGTGGCGATGAGTCTGGTTTCACCCAGGCCATCCCTCGTTTGTACTTTAGGCCAGCGTCCTCCATGGCGTCGCGCCATATCGACACCGCCTCCACCTGACAGAAGGCCAGCAACCACCCAGAACAATTGCGAAACGCCCATGTTGGAAGCATTAGGCGGAGGTCGTCGGTGATGGCCTCGAAGTCTAAAGCGTCATGCACGCCGGTCCTGATGGAGCGCTGTGTGCGCCGTATTGGTGTATGTGCTTCTTTCTCAAAAGGCGGGTCGGTCACCACCGCATCGACTTTGCCCAGCGTCGGCAGCACCTCCCGGCAGTCGCCAAGAAACAACCGCGCATCGCCGATCACCTCCTCGCGGAAGGTCATGCCTTGGGCGCCTCCAAATACCTGCTCACCGCCCCGCGGATGATGTGCCAGCCGCAGAGGTTGACCACGCCCACCATCCCCAGGCCGGCAAGCAGCAGGCAGTCATTCACGACGCCGTGCCCCATCATCCACGGACGCTGAAAGAGCACGCCGAGGAAGTAGACCAGCGTCACCAGCCACGTTATTACGCCGGCAAAGATCATGCTCGCCGCGGTGATGGCGATGAGGTCGTTCATTCACTCGGCGGCCTCCATGACCTCGGCGAACAGCGGCGCGTCGTCGATGATGCGATCGCGCATCATCCCGGCATAGGTCGGGTTCAGTTCGATCATCACGGCGTTGCGGCCAAGGCGATCGGCGACCAGGCCGGTGGTGCCGGCGCCGGCGAAGGGGTCGAGGATCGTCGCCGGGACCGGTTGATGCGTCGGGCAGGCGCAGGAGGGCGACCAGCCGAGCGTCGTGACTTCATTCCTCCCATAGACGCCGCCGCTCCATTTGTGGCTCGATCCGGCGTCCCATGGATCGGATCGCCCCTCCCCGTTGTGCTTCCCAACCTTTCCGCGAGTGGCCACAAGCGTCTTCTCGACCTCCCTTCGCCACGGTGCCCCGCAATGCGGGCAGCAGCCCTTGTCGCTGGTTCCGGCCTTAATGCAGGGCTCGACCAGGGCGGGCGGGAAGGTGGCGAAATGCGCCTCGGCGAACGGCGCCGAAGGGATCGTCCAGACGCTGCGGCGGTTGCGGGTGTCAGGAACAGGGATCAAAGCCGCCCTGTCGAGGTTCTGCTTACCCGATGTCGCGTAAGGCGTAAGACCGACCTTGATGCTTCCTCCAGGTATCTCTCCAGCGCGCAGCGATGTTTCAGCAATAGCCTCGGCATCATAGTAATACCGCTCGCTCTTGCTCAGCAGAAACAAGTATTCGTGCGCCTTTGTGCAACGATCCGTCACACTCTCCGGCATCGGGTTGGGCTTGGCCCAGATGATATCCTGCCGCAGCCACCAGCCATCGGCGCGGAGGGCGAAGGCCACCATCCACGGGATGCCGATCAGGTCCTTGGGCTTGAGGCCGGGCGCGGGTGATCGTGAAATGGATGGACCCCGCTTGATCTTTTCAGTCGGCCCAACGCCTTTGCCGCCGTTCAGCCGCGATTTATCCGATGCGCCACCAGTGCCGCCACTTGCGTAAGAATCGCCGAGATTAATCCAGGCAACTCCGTCACTCCTGAGCACCCGGCGGCATTCGCGGAACACCGCCACCAGCTCGGCGACATACGCCTCAGGCGTCGCCTCGAGGCCGATCTGGCCGTCGACCCGAACCGCCCCGCACTTGCCGCAGATACTGCGAAACTGCTTGTGATGCCCAATGCAGGCGGCGTTGCTCTCAGGCAGGAACCCCGACGGGCCCAGCTTGTTGCCGACATTGCTGACAGCCTTTTCGACGTGATCGCAGCCCGGATCGCCGCCTTCCCACTTCGCCGTGCCGTAATCCCGCAGCCCATAGTACGGCGGGCTGGTCACAATGCAGTGGACGCTCTCATCGGCCAGCTCGGCGAGCTTCTGCCGGCAATCGCCAACCAGCAGCCGCGTCGTCACTTGTATAGCTTCGCCCGCACGGCGCAGTCCTTGGCCTCCAGCAGCTTGCGCAAGCAGACAGTCCGTTCAGGGTTCTGCGGCAGCATGGCAACTACGGTCTTGGCCAACTCGCAAAACGGCGCGGAGACTTCGGCAAGTTCAGGCTTCAAATGCGCATACTCGAAGAATTGCAGCATCGATTCTTCTGTCACACCACCCACTCCCGCACCGGCGCCTCATACCGCGCCTCTTGCGCCACCGGCTCGGCGAACGTCAACGCCACCGCATCGCCCTCGTCAGGCGACAGAACCCCGCGACGTCTCATATCGTCTTTGCTTTCAAGCAAAAGCCTTGTGTTGCTGTCCCACTTGTACCCAGGCCCGCAGATGTCGGCCTGCAGGCTGTCGCTGTCCGGGATCGAGACGCCGGCCGGGTCTTCGAGCCAGTCCTTCAGCCACATCCACATTTCGGCCCGACGATTCCGCGGCCCGCCACGTTGAATCCCATTAACATCCTCGGGCTGCGGCTCGAGCGGCGACGAGCCGAAATTGATCGGCATCACCACATCGTCGTAGCCCATCTCGCACAGCCGGTCGTAGATCCCGGCGCCGATGCCGCCGACGTCCACAAACATCCGCTTCGGCCGATCGCGGTCGATCACCTGCTTGGCCCAGCCGGCGCCCTGCATCGTGTCGATGCCGTGCTTGCTCTCGATGCGGTAGACCGATCGCCCGCGGCGCCAAGCCATGCTCGAGCGGTCATCGCCCTTCCAGGCCGGGTCGTAACCGATCACCAGCGGCCCATGCGGCTCGACGCGTGCGTGGCGGACCCTGGCGACCAGCTCGGGGGCGATGTAACTGTCGTGGCCGCTCATCTGGAACGCCTCGGCGGCGCTCGCCGGGTATTCCTGCTTGAAGAGCACCGGGCTCTTGAGCTCGATGATCTTCGCCCGGCGCCAGGCGATCTGCGCATCGCTCAAGCCATACAGGTCAGCGTATTCGGCTTCCTCGACGTCAAGGACGAACCGCGGGCCAGGCGCCCTGAC